GCTGCGTTTTTCTCCCGGCTGGCCTGCACCTGAGCGCGGGTGCGAATGGCCGTGGCCTGAACGACAGCGGACGTTTTCGCCTGTGTGGCCGCAATGTCTGCCGTGGTCCTCTGCTGCAGAGCTTGGATGTCGGCGTCCGTCTTGGCCTGCACGGCAAGAACGTCTGCCGTGGTCTTCGCCTGCTTCGCCTGCACTTCGATCGTAGTGCGCGCCTCGATCGCCTTGATCTCTGCCTGCGCCTTGACCATTGCGGGGTCGGGCGGCGGGGGCGGGGGCGGCTGCTGGAGCTTCTGGTTCATTGCCACGACGGCCTTCGAGAAGACGCCCTCAATAGTCTGCGCAGACCGGAAGCTTGCGACGCCCCACTGAAGCACCTGCATGAGGAATGGCCCCAACTCGGGAGCCTGCGCGGTAAGCTGCGTGACCTGACTGACGAACTGGCCCATTGCCCCGATGAACTCCGTGCGCCCTGCGCGCTCTGCGTTGTAGTCCGGAATGGCCAGCGTATCCGCGAAGACTTGGATGCGGTAGCTGGAACTCCACTCGTCCTTCAGGATTTCCACCGCCTCCGGGGCCATGTCGGCATCCGGCGTGAGCTCAATCAGCGAGTTGCGGACGATGATCTCCGGCTGGAAGTGCTTGCTGATGATCTCCGCCTTGATGCGCAGCATCGCTTGGATGAATACCGCGACCTCCCCCTGCACGTATTGAAGACGGACGCTGCTGTATTGCGACTTGAGCTGTTGCGCGCCAAGGGTTTCCCTCGGGGACGTCGTTCCCCGCATGATGTCGCTGATGCCGGTGAGTTCGTAGAGCTCCGCCTTGGCCTCTGACTTCAATTCCCGGAGCTTGTCCAAGGCGTTGACGATCATCTCGAGCGGGAACCAGTCAATGACGCCCTTAAACCCGCCCTTCTCGGAAAACATCGCCCAATTGTCCACCGGAATCATCCGGTTGGTGCCGTTCCCCGGGAGTAGCTGGCTCAACTCCTTGTTGTTCTTGTCGTATACGCCGGAGGCTTGGATTGCGTCCTCCAGCATGCCGATGCGCACGGACAGATTGTCCAGGCGGCGATACTGTGTCTGCACCATCATGTAGTCCGCCTTCGGAATCATGCTCGAAGTGGTGTGCGTCGCGAGTAGCGGCTTCGGACAGGGGAAGAAGTCGTCGAGTTCCAGCGGGTCACCCTGCTCTTCTAGGATGTGCGGGCAGGTTCTCGACACGAAGTGCACAGATTTCGTCGGCTTGTGCCAGATTTCGAAGACTTCCGTCTTGTCCACGCCCATGGAGTCAGGGGTAACGCGCTCCCCGTATTTCGACGGCTCTTTCTTGGTCCAGGTGACGAGGTTCTCGTAGCGCGCCCCGAACCGCGTGGTGAATTCCTTCTTGGTCATCCAGACGCGACGGGCGACCCAGCGAACCTCCTCCCAGCATCTTGCTGTGCTCCACCAAAAATCCTCCCAATAAACATAATCCGTGAACACGAACTCATTAGTGATCTGTTCGGAGAAGATGCCCTCCTTGACAGTCTTCCCTTTGAGCACCGTATCGGGCGTCACCTCCGTTTTCTGGATCTCAGGGACGTAGCGCAGCCAAACTTGCCCGAGACCGGGGAGCAGCCGGTCCTCAACGGAGCGCATCATGGCCGTGTTCAGGCTGCTGTCGGCCCGCTCGAAGCCTTGGTTGAGTAGACGCTCCATCATCACGGCCGCGACCCGAGCAGGCTGGTCCGCAAAGTCGTCGAATTCCCGCTTAACCATCGGCTTGGGCGGGACGGCGTAGAGGGAAGCGCGGAGGACCCCGACGTTCGCCCAGAACAGGTTGAATTTCCCGCCGCTGCTCTCGTTCGCGTCCCCGGACGCCTCGTCCATGTATGCCTTAATGACTTTGCGGCCACGCGTCCAGAACTTCTTCAGCTCCTTCTCTGCCGCACTGAGCTCGTTACACCACGCGCCGCTTGCCTTGCCCATAGCGGTCACTTCGTCTTCTTTATTGGATTCGGTCGCTGCGGCCACGTTGCGCCTCCCAGAGGTCGTTTAGGGAAAAAGGATGGGACACGGGAACAATTAGATCCGTGGGCTCTTTCAGAATAATGATGTCAGAGGAATTGCGCCGCGCCGTGGGGAAGCGCGCGGAGAGCGCGAGGTAGCGAAACATGTCAGCGTAGTGGCTGGACCAGTCGTGGACGTCCCCATTGGTGAACGCCTTCTTATCCTCGTCCCATGTGCGGTGGTAGGATTTCAGCGCGAGCCAGAACTTGTCCGTGAGCGGCTCGTTGAACCACATATACTGGAAGATGTAGCGTGCAGCGCTGATGCCATCCTGTTTATCCAGATTTGGCACGGGTCGCGGGCGGATGCCCGCCGCCACGAACTGCTCGATCGTGGAGATGCCGGTGGCGTAGGTCTTCGCCGCAGCGTCGTGTGGCAGCCAGACCTGTCCACGGGAGCAGTTGTGCTGGATGCACGTCTGGTTGATGCGGTCAATCCAGTAGGGCGCGGCCCGCATGTTCTCTGCGTGGGCCTCCACTAGGGTCACACCGTCCGGGCGCTCTTGGAATGCCCCCATCGCGCAGTCGTCTCGGAACCCAATGTCGAATACGAAGTGCAGCGGCAGGGTGGGGTCTGCGGGGAACAGGCCAAGCCTGCCTTCGGCGGTGGCCTTCTTCGTCTCTGCTGCGTAGAACGCCCCACGGGTAGATGCCTCGAAGCTGCACTCCATCTCCTGCTCATACTCCTCGGGGAGCATAAGGCGGCGCATCTCATCGAGCTCCTCCTCGGGGATAAGCCCCGTCGAGGATACGGGCAGGATGTCAACGAACCAACGCTCGGGGGATTTCAACGCCTCGTGATAGAGGTCCCGGAAGTGGTTCGGCCCGTTCGGCGTGCCGATGAATGTGGCCCACCCCCGTCGGTCGAGAAGTGTGGGCAGAAGAACCTCTGACCAGATGCTGGGCTTCATATTCCCATACTCGTCAAGCACCACACCGTCGAAATACTGTCCCCGGAAGGAGTCTGGGTTGTCTGCACCGAACAGGGAAATTAGAGCGCCGTTGTGCCTGATCTTAATCGTAAGTTCAGACTCGTAAACCTTAGAGGCTGCGGCCCCCGCATATCGCCTGAGGTACGACCATGCGATCCGCTTGGCTTGGCTGTAGAAGGGGGCTATGTACGCAAACCTCGGCTCTACCAAGGTGTCGAAGTAGAGTGCCCGGGAGATCTGGTCGTTGAGGGCGGCCACGGTCTTCCCAGCGCGTCGGTGGGCCACGAGCAGAGCCCACCGCTGGGCGCGATGATGGAAGGGGAGGAACATGGGCCGGGGCGCATATTCGTGTGTGACTGCGTTGTCACTCACGCTTAAATGTCCCGTCTAATATGCGGTGGTTCTCCTGCGGCGGGGTCCCTCCCGGGGGCGGCAGGGCGTGAATAACCACTATCTTGCCCTGTGCGTTCATTTCGTCAGAGGCTGCGCTCGGCAAGAGGCGGGCATACAGCTTGAAGAAATCAGTCGGGTGATTATCTGCCCATAAAGCGAGGCGGGACACCCCCCCAACCATCTGGAATGCGGAGCTGAATGCCGCCACGACGTCTGCCCTACGCAGATGCATAGCTCGTAGTTCCCCGGAGGGGAGATTCTTTAGAACATCATCATCCATGTCGCTCAGTTATACCACAGGGAGGGTGGGACGGATCCTACAAGAAAATGTGTCTAGGGGTGCCCTGGGCCTGCACGTGGTGAGTGGGGGTGTGTATACCCCCGGGGGTTAGCCTCGGGCCTTCGGCCCTCGGTGGCCACGACGACGTGGCCACGACGACGTGGCCACGACGACGTGGCCCGCTGGCACGGTTGTTGCTTGGGGCCGCGGGCCTGGCACGGTTGTTGCTTAGGGCCGCGGGCACGGTTGTTGCTTAGCAGCTGGCCTGGCACGGTTCTATCAGCCATCGGCCGAGATCATGTCCGCCTCTTGGCCCGGATGATAGTTCGCCCACCCCTCAAGAAACGCATCTTGCCAAACCGCGTCCGGGTATGCCCAGAAGGTGGCAGCGGCTTCGTCCATCGCAGCGTAGGCTGCGGGACAGGTGGTGCTGTTGATCTGTGTCATTTGATTCTCCTAGTAAGATGTGAGGTGATGCGATTGCATGAAACAGATCATACGTGCGTTGCGCGCGCATAGCAAGCACTATTTGCAGATAATTGAAAATATATTTCGTGATTATCCTTGCAAGTTGGCATGGTTGTTGCTTGGCAGTTGCTGGCACGGTTGTTGCTTGGCAAAAATCGTGCCGGCCCATCCTCCCCCCGCCGCAAGGGCCTCGCCGACGTCACGCGCTACGGCGCGAGGGGCCTCAGCACAGCAGATTCTGATTTCTGTGCCGTGTGCCGTGCCGTGTGGCGGGAAAAGAGGCTGGCTAAGTACTTGTTTTTAAACATTACCGTGCCGTGTGTGCCGTGTGTGCCGTGTTTTTCGAACTGTGTCCCCCGTATTATGTATTTCGTCTGTGTATAACTATAAACACTTAGCGCGTACATACAAATTTCAAAAACACGGCACACACGGCACACACGGCACGGTGTTGTTTAAAAACAGATACTTAGAAAAGTGTTTTCTGCTGCCAAACGGCACGCACACGGCACGCTTTTCCAACTATCTGCAAATAGTGCTTGCTATGTATGCGCAACGCACGTATTATCTGTTTGCGTTACCGCGTAACCCGCGCCTCGGGGATCAGGGGCTACAGGAGAAGCAAAAATGTACACACTCCAAATAAATGCGCAAG